TTTCCCAACTATCATACCTTTCTCATCCAGTTCATCACTTGAGGTCAGAGCTAGGAAAAAGTCTGCAGTTGCGGGAAGTCCAAAAGATTCTGAAGTGTCTCCTAAGTCAACATCAGAGGACATAAAACCTGTTCTGTTGACTTGGGTGGCTGTCACTATCGGTAAATTATTTTCAACAGCAAAACCCCTAAATTCTTCAGCGATAGACTTCACGAGGGTATACATATTTGAAGCATTTGCGCCACGAATTCGTGAGGAGGCACATATATTAAGATAATCGATGTAGATGATTTGTGGAGTAAAGTTTTTCTTTATCTTCAGTTCGTTTAGTAAGTGTCTGAAGTGTCCAACGTGTGCTGATGCAGTCGGATATTCCTTGACTATCAGCTTTCCCTTTATCATCGAATTTAACTTATCTACCTTAGAGGTATAAAGGTCTCTAGGTAAATCACGCAAGTCTTGGAGTTTTGTGTCTAGAAGGTTCGCGTCTATTCTTTCTGCTATTCGTTCCTCTGACATCTCCAAGGTGATGTATAGAACATTGTGTCCCATATTTAGGTTAGCCGCAGCACAGTGACACATGAATAATGACTTACCTACACCAGTTCCAGCCATAATAACATTGAGCGTTTTATTTGGAACTCCACCATCTGTGATGGTGTTCAGATACTCAATATCGAATGGAATTTTTGTTTCTATCTTGTGGTAAAAATCAAAACGCTCCTCCCAGTCTTCGACATAATCGTGACCTACTTTAGAGTCGAATGAAACAGCGAGAGCTTCAGTCAGGAGTTTGGGGATAGCTCCCCTGTCCATCTCTTCAGACTTTCCATCGTAAATATTGATGGACTCCATAATGGAGTTGTAGATGGCTTTTGATTGACACCAGTTCTCAGTCTCTTCCATCAACCACTCTTGATTTACATCTTCAGATGGTTCAAAGAGTTTGTTGATACTTTCGACTGTTCCACGAAAGACATCTTCTGATAATCCCTGTTTTTGGTTCAGGTCAATTACCAGACTTTCTAGACTAGGAACTGCGTTGTATTTTAGTAGGAAGGTTTCTATTTCAGTGAAGACCTGTTTTTCTACATGGTCACTGAAATATTCTTTCTTTATGAATGGAAGAGTCTTACGTGTGAACTCTTCATTAGTTACCAGTTGGCGGAGTATTGTGTTCTCTAGACGCATTTATTTTTGCCATTATATCTACTGCAATGTTCACGACAATTTCCTCAAATTCCTCCTTGTCGTATTGGGAGGTAAACTTTTCTACTTCCAAGTCCTCTTGAACTGCAAGGACATTATAGTCACAAGCAAAAGGGTAGGAACCATCTTCGTTTGGGTTTCTATCATCGTATCCCATTGAGTTAATTTTGAATACGACTCCTTCATATTTCTCATGTCTGAGTAAAATAACTGGGTCTGCAGATTCCTTGTCTACTGGGTTTTCAATAAACGAGTAGTCAAGATGGACCTTTGTATCATCCTCTGTCAGTTGTATTGTGTCATGTTCCATTTGGGTCACTTGCTGATGCGAACTCTTCCGCGTTAGTTTCTTCGTTTGATTTTTGGAGAGCCAACTCTTGTTCATAGTCGGCTGTTGTGTCTCCGTATTTAAAATCCTTTTCTACATTAGACTCTATTTTTTTCATCACATCCTCGGTGAAGTAAGACTCAGGGTTTTTCATTATTTCCTTCGCGTAAACTTTTTTGTCTCCAACATCTACACGACTCCCTGACATATTCCATATTCCATACCCAACGGCAAAATCTATCATTCCATGCCAACGAGATAGTCCACCTGAGAATGTGATAAGAGACTCGACTCTTTTGTTTTCTACGGTTAGTCGAGACTTGTAGTTTCTACAGGTTACAATATTTCCCACCTGTTCTGTTCCGTCCTTAAACTTCTTTTTAGTCAGGAACAGGATATTAGAAGCAGCGAATTTTAGACCTGCTCCACCACCCATCTCCTTGGTAGGTACATATGCTCCAATCACTTCGTATGTGTGATTGGTCATAAAGATAGGGATACCCGCGGAGCCAGCTTTAAGTGTCAGAACTCTAAAAGCTCCTCTTATCAGTTGTGCTCGCGTCATGTCACGTGTGTCTTTTCCTGCAGTGATGTCCTCTACCTCTTTTTGAGTAGACAACATACCTAGCGAGTCCAGACAAATAACCAAAGGTGGTCTGTCTTCCTTTGGAAGCTCAAGGTGTTTGTCGATGACCTTGATAGCTTGATTTCTAAATTCCTGTATTGTGGTCACAGGAATAATGACCATACGAGAGGAGTCAATACCTCTCTGTTCTATCATCAGTTTGCTAATCGCTGACTCAGATTCAAAATATAATACCCCAGCATTTGGGTTAGATTCAAGAAAGTTCCTGACCATACCAAGTAGGAAAAATGTTTTCCCAGTGGCCTGTTCACCAGCGATCGCTGTAACTTTGTTTCCTGCGAAGCCACCATAGATGCTACCACTAACGAGAGCATTAAGAGCATAACTACCAGAGTCAATAAAGTGGGTAACATCACCAGTTCCCACGCCGTCTTGTACAAGGCTTGCATATTCATTTCCTGTTACTTTTACTAAGTCCTTTAAATAACTCATATTTTCTTCATCTCCAAAACTCTCCAGTTGTGTGGCTGATTATTAAAAAATTCCAGCATCCCATCCCATGACTTAAGATCATACTCAATGTGAGTATTTTCTTGATAGGGATGTTGAACTGTTACGTGTATTATACCATTGAATGGCGGGTATGTCAAGTTGTTATGCCCAGAATGCGTCCAGCGTAGTGGTCTCTTCAAGGTTCCACCCAATCTTTTCCACCAATTCCGAAAGCGGCGTATAGAAGGTTTTTTCATACATACGGTTTCTGTCTACGTATTTATCTAATCCAAGTCCGTCTGGAAGACCATCGACCATCGCGATAACATTCTCATGAATGGGATTTGGCATTTGTAGATAAACAAACTTTATTTTTTCACCCTCTTGAATTCTAGCGAAGGCTTTGTCCAATTTCTTCTCTTTCAAATGATGGTTGTAGAGAAGTGACCCACGGACATGAATGGGACATCCTTGTTTATAAATATCATTCTTGGAACCATACTTTTGTAGTCCCTTCACTGAACGAGGAAATGCAATATTTTCAACTGGAGCCGAATGAAACTCCTCTTTGAAAGTTTTATTAAATTGCTGTAGTTCTTCCTCAGTCCTTGTCATAATAAGGTTGTAAGCTTCCTTCATCTTGTTCCTGCATATTTCAGGAGTCGATGACCTGACTGCTTCCATTCCCATTACTTTTAACTTTGGTGTTTCATACTGAACACCTTCGTTGTTCCATACATTTAGAATGTATCGTTTCTTTGCTGTCCACACTCCACGGTCAGAAATACCCTCACGAGCCATAACCATTTTCTGTTGAAACGCTTGTGTGTATTCAAAGAGCTCTTGATATGTCCTGTCCAAAAGTTGTTGGATGGGACCTGACCCTACCTTGTCCAGATACTTGACAATAGCCTTTTTGTTCTGAACCATAGCGTGGTCTTTATCAGTCATATCAAAAGGTAAATCCTCATAGGTCTTTTTAACCAGAGGTCCACAGTTGACATAAATAGAATCTGTATCGGCGGCTATGATGAAATCCTGCTTAGAATCAAGCATGTTCTGCATAGTCTCATTGACTACTTTTTCCGCCGTTCTGACCGATAACTGACCCGCGAGAGTGATGGCCTCAGCAATGTCTCTATCGTAATATCGAAAGAACTCATTACCAATAGCTCCGTAGGCTGAGTTGAGAGATATCTTTCTAGCCATCTGCATATTGTGGTAATAGGATATCTGTTTGAGGATTGCAGGGTCTTTATCTCTTTCGTAAAGTTGCTGAGCCTCCAACATCTTCTTTTTGAATACTACTCGGTCATTGTAGAACATCTCCAAGATTTCTGGGAGGAATCCCTGACTGTCAGTCTTGAACATTGCACCGTTTGGTGTGACAGTTACCCCTTCTGGAAGTTTATATTCCCTGTCCAGCATTGCTTGAACGCCAGGCGGAGAAGGAGTCATCCCTATCTTCTTCTCAAATGAAACATTGTATTGCATGATGAGATGAGGATAGAGTGAGTTAAGGTCGAATGACATAACCCATTCGTGCATTCCCACGTGAGGGTCTTTGACATACGCACCTTCTACAGAGCCAAGACTCTCTGTTCTTTCATAGGTCGTTCTCAATGGAGTTACTACTTTTTTCCTCCAGAGATAATCATATATTTTGTTGTCCCACATTTGCATCTGGGAGAAACAAGCGTTCGGGTTACACTTCATTGAGACTGTAAGAATAACAGCGTTTTCTAGGAACCTGTTCTTCTCATCCATCTGGACAACGAGTTCCACATCTTTGATGTTGTAGTCGATGAACTTCTGATAGTCTCGTTTATGTAAAGTGTAAAGACTTGAATACTCGTCAAATGAAAGTTTACCTACACCAAGTTCTTCGTGTGCGATAGCGTCCAGTCTGTAGGACTCTTTGGCCGTGTAAGTAAATTTCTTGTAGATTTCTAAGTAGTCAAGTGCGTTGATTCCTTCAATGGTCACCTCTTCAAGATGTTGACCACCCATTTGAACCATCGACTTGTAAGCTCGATTCCAAGGCGACAACTTCATCGCCATCTTATCATCACCAAACAGTCTGTTCAAACGATTCCAAATGTATGGAAGGTCAAAGAAACGTGTGTTCCATCCTGTGATAATATCTATCTCTGAGGACTTCCACCACATGACAAAGTCATGCATTAACTCTTTTTCAGACTCAAACTTTTTGTATTGAACGTTATGTCTTGAAGGCGTGTAATCTTGATTTCCCCAGACATGATAGACATCGTTGAGATAACACGTGATGGCTACAATAGGCCATTCCGCTTTGTCAGCTCTTGGAAAACCTTCGTCTGAAGATACCTCAATATCAATGAAGCAAGTATTAAATTGGTCGTAGTCGACTTGAACTTCCTCTGGGAAATTCTCTGTCATCCATTGTTGAACCCATCTTTCATATCCGTAGATTTCAAACCCTTCAATACCTGAATGTTTGTTTCTCCACGTTTGGAGTTCATGTGTCGATTCGAATTTTAGTGGGGAGACTGGTTTTCCGTCAACGGTTCTCCATTCTGATTTACCAGTCGTATCTGAAATGTAAAGTGTAGGGGAGTATTTTGGAATCGTCTTGTTGTATCTCTTTCCGTCCTTAACTCCCCTGACGCAGATTCGTTCACCGATTTTTACTACGTTTGTGTAAAAATGCAAATCAGCTAATCTCCTTTAAACGTTTGATGTGGTCTTTGGTAGGTTCCCAAGGTTGGTAGCCTTTGCTCTTACTATTTATTAGCAAAGCCTTTCCTCTATTGTTTCCGTCATGTGAATAGGATACGTGTACCCATCCGTCATTTGGGTCATTCTTTTCTGGGTCAAAATATTCTAGAATAAGTTGGTCAAATTCAAGGTTCGTTACAATCCATGTAGCAAGTAAATCGTTGTCTATTCCACCGATACATTCCACATCAGCCGCTTCACCTTTACAATGCTGGCTGGACTTGCTTCCTTTGACAGCTTCATTTAGGGCGGGTGACCTGTAGCATGAATTGACAGAAACGACACCCCAAGTCTCTCTAATAGGTTGGAGAACTTTATGACACAAAGCGGTCATAGGAACCAAATGGTTCGCGGTTGGCGTATTGTCAATACCAAGTCTCGTTGCGGTAGAGGACTTAGTCAATTCGTTTAGTGAAAAGTTTTTAGATATTTTTATATTCATTCTCTCCTTAGTAAGGGGGCTTTTCAGCCCCCAACAAATTACTTCTCTTCTTGGAGAAGTTGTTTCTTACCTTTCGGCTTTGATGTTCCCTCACCAATCTTAATGATGCGAGCTTTTTTGTCTTCTGGAATTATTCGTTCCATACGGACAGTTAACATACCGTTCTTCAAGTCTGCTGACTCGACTACTAAGTCATCCGAAAGTGTGAATTTGCGGGAAAACGCTCTGGTCGCGATTCCTTTGTGCACAAACTCCAGTTCAGCAGGTTCCAGTGCTTTGACTGTTCCTACTGTGAGAGTTCCGTCCTCAACAGTGACCTCAAGTTGGTCTTCCGTGAAACCAGCGACAGCCAGTTCAAGAACGTAGGTGTATTCACCTTCTTTTCTCAGGTTGTATGGAGGATACCCGCCACCAGCGGTGGGTTGGGTAAAAAGTCGATTCAACATGGACTCAAACCCTACGGCTTGTTCCAGTGCTTTGTTGAATTCTGTGGGTAGGTGTGCGGACCAGTTCATTGTAGTAGTATGCATATTCACTCCTATTAGGCAGTGTTAAAAAGAGACATCCTCTGAATTGAGCAATGTCTAGTCCCGAAAACCTTCTCCTTTGAAGAAGTGGGACAGTCTGTGACTCACGACTGTGAGAAACAAACGAACTAAAGTGTCTTCGGAATAAGTTCCCTCAGGCACCTTCAATGTGTATTTAGGGCTTTTCATTTTTATATTTATTATATCACGGATTGGTTATTTGTCAAGTAGAAATGTTTTCCGTCATTTATCCGCCACTTTGAGAGTGGCGGAAATGTGGCGGATATTATGAGTTACCCTCAGACACATTTCTCTCGTGTTGTTCTTCGTGTCGTTTCCAAGCTGCAGCACCTAAGATGGCTCCCATAGCTACGTGAAACATTCCACCATTTTGTAGTGTGTAAGGCGCCCAAGGGCCG